GGGGTGTCTGCTCCCGCACATTTTCTAAGGAGGATTAAGTATGATTGATGAAATCAGAATCATGCTGGGTGAAGCCAGCGACAACTATTCTGATGCGCAGATTGGCTTGGCTCTGAAACACGCTCTGGCAGAGGTTGAGAGCTACTGCAAGAGAAAGATTGATTATGAGCTGGAGATTTGTGCTGAGAGAATTGCTGTCCTTAAGCTCCTGCGCCAGAACACCGAGGGTTTGGCTTCCCAGTCCTTCAGCGGCGTAAGTGAGAGCTATGTGGACGGCTATCCTGCCGATATTCAGGCAATCTTGGACAGGAAAAGAAAGATTACAGTTCTGGGGTGATTTGATGATTGTAGCAGATATGCGTACATACGATTACTTCACCTATGGCGACAATGATGGCTATGGACAGCCCACACTGTCAGAGACGGTGCAGGGCTCTGTCAAGATGGCTATCAACACAACCTCCCAGTCTGTCCAAGACAATATCAACTACAAGGACGCTTCTTACATCGGCTTGACTCTCGCCAGCGTGGATGACACCTATGTTATCCAGTACGGTGACGAGAAACTCAAGGTTCTGTATGTTCAGCCCAAGGGCAGATTTAAGCAAGTGTTCATGGGTGAAATGTGATGGATATCAAGTTCACCGGCTTGGAAAGCGTTCTGAGCAAATTGGATGAACTTGGCGACACAGGGAATTACGAGGCAGCAGTAGGCAAGGCGTGCGCACTGGTGGAGCGGGATGCCAAAATCAAGGCTCCCAAGGATAACGGACATTTGCGCCGCAGTATCACCAGTAAGGTAGAGTCGATTGGTGGAGAAATCACCGGCACTGTTTACACTCCCCTCGAATACGCTCCCTATGTTGAGTTTGGCACGGGTTTGTTTGCGGAAGAGGGAGGCCGCAAGGATGTACCGTGGCATTACAAGGACGACAAAGGCGAATGGCATTCCACTTCTGGACAAAAGCCACAGCCATTCATTCGTCCTGCACTGAATGACAATCGAGAGAAGATTGTCCAAATGATTAAGGAGGGCATCAGCAATGATTAACTATCATAAGGAATTGGTTGCTGCCCTTGGCACAGTCCTCCCCACACACTATGAGATGACACTGACAAGCAAGACTGCCACTCCGTGTATCAGTTATATGGAGTTGAATAACTATGTATCTGCGCAAGGCGATACTTTGGGTTATAGCGCTATTGGCTATCAGGTAAAGGTGTGGGCTACGGATATTGCAACTATCCAAAAGTACGCTTTGGAGCTGGATGTCGTTCTGCGTGAACTTGGGTTCAAGAGAACTGCGAGCGTAGAACTCTATGACAATAACAGTTCCATGATTCAAAAGGTTATGACTTACGAAGCCCTGGCTTTGGAGAGTTTTAACCAAGACTAAATAATATAGGAGGCTATAACTATGGCTGGTATTCTGACTAAGGGCATTACCCTTTCTTACAAGGCTGCTGAGGCGGCTGATTACACCGTTCTGACTAATCTGCAGGAGATTCCTTCCATCGGCAACGCAAGCCCCCGCTCTCGTGTCGATGTCACCACTCTGGATGACGATAAGATGCAGAGCATCGCTGGCCTGCAGGAAGAGGCTGAGTCCGATCTGGCATTCAAGTTCCTGTACGAGAAGACTCAGTTTGAGACTCTGATGGCAATTACCGAGAAGACTGATTGGCGTGTGTCCATGCCTAACGGCGTGTATGCCGACTTCGTTGGTATCCCTGCTGTCGCATTTGACGGCGCTGGCGTGAACGCCGCTGTCACCTACACCCTGAACATTTCTGTTGAGGGCGAGTTCGAGTTTGGCTCTGCTGCCTAACTCATAACGAGATAATGAACCAATGGGGGCTGGCCTAAGTGCCGCCCCCTACTACAACTAAACTTAAGGAGAGATTAAATATGTATACTGAACTGATTATTGGCGGCGATACCTATAAGCTGCGTCTGAACACCCGTGCATCCATCCAGCTTGAAAAGGCTCTGGGTTGCAATCCTATGAACATCCTGATTGCTATGGAGAGTGGCAATCTGCCTAAGCTGAACGATGTCATCATCATGCTGCAGGCTATGCTGCAGTGCTTCCACCACGGCTATAACACTGACAAGACTATCGACTTGTTCGACAAGTATGTTGACGATGGCAAGAGTATGCTCGACTTGCTGCCCGTGTTCATCGAGGTGTTCCAGAAGAGTGGTTATATTTCTGAGCAGACTGGCGAGGATGGCGCAGACGAAAAAAACTAACGGAGCCGCCCTCCTTAAGTGAGATTGCGTATTCACATCTGCAGCCTGCCATTAACCTTGGACTTGAGGAAGAAAAGTTCTGGGAAATGACGGTTGCAGAGGTGTCTCGCTTTGAAGAGGGAGCTATATGGCGATTGAAACAAAAAGCTCAGTTTGATTACGCCTTAGCCAACCTTATTGGCATTTCTTCTGCTCGAATCATGTCTACCGAAGTTAAGTTCCCCACACTCTATGAGGCTTACCCTGATTATTTTGAAGAGGAACTGATGAAGGAAGCAGAAGAGGAGAGAGCTGCCAACGAAACTATGAATCATTTCTTGGAGTTCGCCAATAAACACAACGCCAAGAAAAGGAAGGAGGGAGGCGAAAAGACATGACGGGCGAAACCCTAAATATTAAAATTCGGCTTGATACAAGCGAAGCTACTGCTGGTGCCAAGAAGCTGAAGACACAGCTCACCAGTATGGCTGGACAAGTAAAGAAAAGCATCCCGCAAATCAGCTCTGAGAGTAAGAATGCTGCTAAGTCTTTGAATAGCGTCACAAAGGCCAGCTCCGATGCTAAAAAGGCAATCGGTAGGATTGGTGATGAGGCCAAGAGCCTCTCTGATGTCGCTAAACAGAGCGAAAAGGTTGCGTCTTCTCTCAAGAGCATTCGTTCTACTGGCGGTAGTATAAAACTCAGCATGGACACTGGCGGCATGACTGAGGGCGCAGGTGAGGCTGAATCTTCCCTTGAAAGCATGAGGGGGACAATGACAGGAATCCTTGGACTCCAGTTCTGGGATGTTCTGTCTGAACCCATCAAAGACTTTGTAAAGGGAATTAAGAGCAGCATCTCTGGCATCGCTGGATTCGGCAGTACAATCAAGGACTCTCTTGATAAGGCGATGGCGAAGATCAGCGTGTCCAAAGATGTTATCCGTGCAATGAAGTCCAATATCAAGGATGTCAACAAAAACATCAAGGATATGGCGAAGAACATGGGTGTCAGCGTAAAGGAACTTAAGACGAAGCTCTCATCTGGCATCAATCATGTGAAAGACGGCATTAAGCGATACAGGAAAGAGATTGTCAAAGCCAACAAGGAAATTGTGGCATCGTTTAAGCCTGTTATTGCTGAAGTCGGCAAGGTTGGAGCTGCAATAGGCAAGCTGGCTCTCAAGCTCGCTGCTGTATCCAGCGCACTTTTTGCTGTTGCTGGTGTAATGATTGCCAATGGCACCAAGGAGTACCGTGAGGAGCAGGCTAAACTTGTCTCTGCGTTCCAGTCTGCAGGAGCGAGTGCCAAGGAAGCTACACAGGCTTACAGAGGTATCTTTAGGTTCCTCGGTGATTCAGCATCTGCTGTTGAGGCGGCTAACCATCTGGCTAAGCTGACAACCAACACTAAGGAGCTTGCTGAGTGGACAACCATCTGTCAGGGTGTCTACGCTACCTTTGGCGATTCCCTCAGAGTAGAGGGATTGACGGAGGCGGCGAATGAGACAGCCAGAACCGGTGTTGTCACAGGCGTGCTCGCCGACGCATTGAATTGGGCTGGCGTTCAGGAGACGGCTTTCAACGAAAGACTGGCTCAGACTACTTCTCTGTCCGAGCGTGAGGCTCTTATCAGAAAGACACTCAATGGACTGTATAGCGATGCTGCGGCTCTTTACGAACGGAACAACCAAGCAGCGATTGCCCAGAACGAAGCACAGGCTCGCCTTAGTGCCACTATGGGTAAGATTGGACAGACAACTCAGGTTCTCGTCACTTCACTGACTAATCTGGCGAATACAGCACTTACTGTGCTTGCCCCCGCTATTAGTTATGTGAGCGCTGTTTTCTCTGTTCTTATCGACAAACTTTCTCAGGCTATCCAGTGGATTGGTAGCCTGTTGGGTATCAGCTTTGCAGTTGATACCGTATCTGGCATTGTTTCTGGCGCAGGCGCAGGACTGGACAGCGTGGCTGGCTCTGCTGGCACACTGACAGATAATCTGGAAGCGGCAACAGGAGCAGCCGAAAAGCTCAAGAAGACTACTATGGGCTTCGACGAGCTGAACATTGTGACGAACCCCAATACATCCAGTGGTGGCGGTAGCTCTACTGATATTGGTGGTGGCGGCACTACAAGCATTCCTGCTCTCAATACTGGCACGGGTATCCTCGGACAGATTGGTGAGCAGACAGACAAAATCAAAGCGAAAATCGAAGAGTTCTTCGAGAAGTGGAAGACTCAGATTGCAATTATCGCCGGTGCTCTCGGTGCGCTTGGCATTGCTGGACTGTTGGAACATCTGGGCAGGGCAATCGGCCTTGGCGACAAGTTCCTCGCCACAATGAAAACCATCAAGAAACTGGCGGCGACAGTAATCACGATTGTCCTTCAGTACACCCTTGTGAATGAGTTCATGGATAACTTCATTCAGGGTGGTGGACTCAAGGAGTACATTAAGGGACTGATTGTGTCCGCTCTGGGCACTTGGGTTCTGTATTCCATGTGGGGTACAGGTGGCTTAATTATTGGACTCGGTGTAACTGCCGTGGCATCCCTTAAGGCTGTATTCGATAACGGTGGTATCACCAATGCTGAGAGTGCTTTGGTGGCATTCACTGGTATTGCTTCGGCTATTACCGCCATTGGTATTGCCGCCAAAAAGGTTATGCCATTTGTCAAGGATTTGGTTGCCGCACTGAAGGGAACAACCACTGTTGCTCAGTCTGCAGCGTTTGTTAAAATCTCTGGTGAAATCACCAAAATTGGTACGGCTGTCAAGGGTATCTCCGCAGTATTCAAGGGAGTTGTTACCGCTGTCGCAGGCTTCGGCAAGTCCATTGGCGCTGCTCTGAGTGGTGCGGTGTCTGCTGTCGGCAGTTTCGCAGGAACCATCGGTAGTGCGCTTGGCTTGACTGGTGGTGCAGCTATTGCTGCTGGCTGTGCGATTATCGTTGCGGCTATTGCGGCTGTTGCAGGTGCCATTACATTCCTCGTGAAGAACTGGAAAGAGTTCACACAGGCAATCAAGGACTTCTGGAATGAAAACATCGTTCCCAAGTTCGAGTCTATGGGCGAGAGCTTCAGGGGAATTGGTGAGGCTGTAATGGGCATGGTAGATGCCTTTGTCAACCTTGGTAAAACCATCTGGAATGCGCTCCCCGAGGGGCTGCAGGAGTGGTTAGCTGGCGTATGGCAGGGTATCAAGGATGTCGTTGCGGCAATCGGCGAATGGTTCAAGAGCATTGACTGGCTCAAGGCAATCGGCGATGCGTTTGAATTTGTCGGCATGATTGTCATTGACATTCTCGGCGGCGCTGTAATGGGCGCTATCCAAGGTGTGATTGGTGCGATTGACGGCGTTGTCAAGGTAGTTGAGGGCGCTGTAAAAATCGTGGCAGGTGCGGTTGAGGCAATCGTTAGATTGTTCTCTGGCGACTTGCAGGGTGCATGGGATGCCGTCAAGAAGATTGGCGACGGTATTCTGGATGTCTTCAAGGGACTGTATAAGGCAACCATCGGTGTTGTCGTTGATTTGGTTGAGGGCATTATTGACTGGTGCGTCCATATGTGGGATGTCCTCGTTGGACACTCCATCATCCCCGACATGGTTGAGGCTATCATTGACTGGTTCTGGAAGCTCCCGACTCAGGTTGGCGAGGCTATCAAGAAGTTCGTTAATGATGTCATCACCAAAGTTAAGGATATGTGGAACAACATCAAGAACTGGTTTACCTCTAATGTTGCGCCTAAGTTCACTACGGCGTACTGGAACACCAAGTTCGATACCATCAGACAGAGCATCACTGACAAGCTCAACGCTGCAAAGACGACTGTCCAGAACACTTGGGAAAGCATTAAGAGCTGGTTCAGCTCCAATGTTGCACCTAAGTTCACCAAGTCTTATTGGACTACCAAGTTCGATACGATTCGGCAGGGTGCTACCGAAAAGCTCAATGCGGCAAAGACATCTATCCAGAATGTGTGGAGCACTATTTCCAACTGGTTCAAAACCTCTGTTGCTCCGAAGTTTACTGTAAGCTTCTGGACAAACAAGTTCAATGTAATCAAGGATGGTGCCAAGTCTGCATTCAACGGACTGATTAGCATTGTGGAGAGAGCTATCAACTACATCATCAACAAGCTCAATACCATTAGTATTTCCATCCCGAGCTGGGTTCCCGGCATTGGTGGCAGCTACTTTGGTATCCATCTCAATCCTGTTTCCATTCCTCGCTTGGCTGAGGGTGGCATTGTCACCTCCAGTACGCTCGCCAACATCGGTGAGAGAGGTAAGGAAGCTGTTCTGCCTCTGGAGAACAACACTCAGTGGATGGATGCGCTTGCTGACAGAATCGCCGCACGCAATAGCACACCTTCCAAGATTGTGCTTAAGGTTGGCGAAAGAGAGCTTGGTTGGGCAACCATCGACTCAATCAACGGAATCACTAAACAGACAGGAGGGTTACAGTTACAACTGGCATGAGTTATTTAGTAATTAACGGCACTGATGTGTCCAAGTTTGTGAAGCATGGCGGATTGAAAGTTGGCTATGAAACCCTCGTTTCTGAGGATTCAGGCCGTAATGCCGCCGGTGACACGGTGATTGACATCATCAATCGTAAAGTCAAACTTTATGTGACATATCGCCCGATGGACGGGAGCGAGATGGCAACGCTCCTGTCCGCCATTTCGGACTATGTGGTAGATGTCTCTTACAGAGACGCTGCTACCAATTCCATCAAAACAATCCAGTGCTATTGTGGCACACCTGAGCCTGAATACTACTGGATTCATGGCGACTCCGTACTTTACAAGGAGTTCAGCTTTAATTTCATCGAAATGTAAGGAGGGGTTATATGATTTCAACGGAATATGATTTCCTGACAATGATTAACTCTCCTGTACGACAGTTTAAGGGGAGGGTGGGGCTCTACGAGGGTTCCACCCTTCTTTCTACTTTTAACCACGATGATGCTCTACAGAGCTTCACCATCGACAGGGCTTCTACACAGGGCAAGCTCTTTGGTTACGGTATCTGCCAGAAACTCACTCTGAAGCTGGTAGACACCAAAAGGGAGATTAACATTGAAAAGGGCAACGCACTCAAAGTCGAGATTGGCGTTGAGAACGAATATATTTGCCCATATCCGACTTTTTACATCACAGAGGTACTGCGAGACGAGAACACAAACGGCCTCACTGTGACGGCGTATGACGCTCTCTACGAGGCTTCTACACACACAGTATCAGAGATGAAGACTGCACAGATTTACACGGTGCAGGAGTTCATTGCGTTCTGTGCCCACTTCCTTGGGCTTACATTTTCGTCAATCGGTATTGACACAGCAAGCCTTACCACCTATTACGAAACAGGTGCAAACTTTGAGGGTACGGAAACCATCAGAGAGGCACTTGATGCGGCGGCAGAGGCAACACAGGCGATCTACTATGTGAATAACAATGATGTGCTTGTGTTTAAGCGTCTGGATATTGAGGGCGATAGTCTGCTGACGATTGATAAGTCGAAGTATTTTGAGTTAAAGGCAAAGACAAGCCATACAGTTACAGGTGTGAGCCATGTGACTGAGCTTGGAGATAACTTTACCACTGGCACTGATACTGGCGAGATGGTTTACATTCGAGATAATCCGTTCTGGGAACTGCGGGATGATGTTGCAACTCTTGTTGATAACGCTTTCGCACAGGTACAGGGGCTGACTATCGTCCAGTATGAGTGTAATTGGCGTGGTAATTTCCTCATGGAGATTGGCGACAAAATCAACCTTATCACCAAAGATGATGGGGTGGTTACAACCTATCTGCTGAATGACACCACTACCTATAACGGTGCTTTGTCTGAAAAGTCGGATTGGAGTTACAGCAATAGCGGAACATCCACTCCTAACACGATCAGCGAGGTAATAAGACAAACTTATGCCAAGGTAAACAGAGCTGAGCAGGAGATTGAACTTGTGGCAAGTAGTGCCGCAGAAACAAGCAACAAGCTCGCATCTATTTCTTTGGATACTGGTGCGATTTATACAACCATCGAGCAGGTTGATAAGAGCGTAAACACACGCCTTGATGCAACAGACGAAAGCATTGCAACACTTACTGAGCGGCTGACTACAACTGCCACCAAGAACGAAATCGACATCAAGATTAAGGAAACCTTGGAAAGCGGTGTTGGCAGCATTTCGACTGAGACAGGCTATACTTTCAACAATGAGGGATTAACAATCTCCAAATCAGACAGTGAAATGAAAACAACCGTCACAGAAGATGGTATGACTGTTTATAAAAACGGCGATGCAATGCTGACAGCCAACAATACTGGTGTTGGTGCAGTCAATCTGCACGCAAAGACATATCTCATTATCGGCAGCTATAGCCGATTTGAGGACTATAAAGCAAACAGTGGCAAACGGACAGGTTGCTTCTGGATTGGGTAAGGAGGTGAAATATGGCTGATTTTTCTATGCAGCTCGTTGCGTATGATGCCCCAGCTCAAGACATCTATGGATGGCGCTTCACGGTATCGTGCGATAGAGTTGTAGATGTATCAACAAAGACAACTACTATTAACTGGCAACTCGTACAGGAGCCCGCAGGCAACCTGCTTAATCAAACTGCTATCTCAGAAGTGGGATTAACTACACTTACTATCAACGGTGTAGCAGTTTATTCCGAGGAACATCCAAGCATTATTGAGGGGTGGGCTAATGGCAACACGACAGGTTATTACCCCTATGGTAGTGTTACTGGAACAATCCAGTATGACTGGGATGACGAGAGCTGGGAACGATACACGGATACAGGTTTAGCATCGGATACAATGGATATCCCAGTCGTATTCACCACCGGTGGAGAAACTGTTTCTGGTACTTTTCGTATTAACGGTGCTTATGCGCCATTCTATATTTTGCAGAACCCAGCCCAGATTGGTGGTTTGGCTGCTTGTGTAGTTACAACGGATTTGCCAAGTCTTTTTACCTGCGATATCTCATACTCGTTTGGTGATAAGTACGGCACAGTCGTTGAGGGTGCAATCGGCCCCAAAGTCTATACTTGGACGATTCCCGAAGACTTCTACGATGAACTGCCTGCAGACGCTTCTTCTATGAGAGGTACGCTGACTGCAACAACCTATTATGACGGAGACTACTATGGTGAATGCACTACAGAGTTCATTGCAGCTACATTCGCAGATGATGTGCCTGAAATCACAGTTGAGCTATATGACACTGATAGTGAAATCGTTGCCTTGACTGGCAACAATGGTATCGTTGTACCGGGTTACTCCGACATTTATTACAGCATGACTGCCACAGCCAAGAATGGCGCGAACATCAAGTCTGTTAAGGCATCTGGCGATGTCGTGTTCCCTACAACTACTGGCACATTTGAGAACACACGAACTGCGAAGTATGTGTTCTATGCAACTGATACGAGAGAGCTTGTCGGGACAAAAACTGTTATCATGCCAATGGTGGACTATGTGAAGCCTACGGTGAATATCGCCGATGTTTATCTGGACGGTACTGGTGAGTTGACATTCACCATTAGCGGCAATAGCTTCGGTGGTAGTTTCGGTGCAGTTGACAATGCGCTGGTGCTCCAATATAGAATCAAGGTTGGTAGCGGAAGTTACGGAGATTGGGTGACAGTTTCTACATCATTTGGTTCTAAGAGCTACTATAGTACCATTACCATTAGTGGCCTCGACTATCAGGGTTCTTATTTTATTCAGGCTCGTATTCAGGATAGCTTGAATGAAATGGTGTCAGAGGAGATCCCCATCAACAGTAAACCTATCTTTGACTGGAGTAGCGAAGACTTTAACTTCAATGTTCCTGTCAATGTTAATGGAGATGTCGCCGTTAGTGGCGCCAGTAGCTTTAGTGGAGATGTCGCCTTTAACGGTAGAACATCTGGCCTTCAGGCTGCAGATATTGAGGGGTTGAATCTGCCTCATTATGCTACCTGTATGACAGCCAATAGCGAATATGCAAAAGAAGCCGAGTGTAGTGGACTGTTCACATTGAGCGAGGGTGCAAGCATCCGTATCAAGTTCTTCTATGGTAACTCAGCTACATCCCCTACGCTGAATGTCAATAATACAGGCGCATATCCGATTAGAGAGCGTTCTGGGGTAAGTCCTGACATGAGGTATAAGTGGAGTGGCGATGGTGCTGTAAAAGACTTTGTGTTTGATGGTACATATTGGCTCGTAGTAGATGGTGAAATTGCCAGTGAGTTCCAGTATGGCAAGACGATACTTACAAGTGTAGTTGATGCCACAACCAATAAGGCTGTTACACCTTCTGGTGTTCAGCAGGCTATTGCATCAGCAATGGGTACTGCGGCATCAGTTGGTACTTGGACACCGTCATGTTATGGCACTGGTACAAAGACTGGCTGGTATGTCAAAATTGGGAAAATGGTAATTCTCGGATTCTACATCAAGGTATCCAGCACTCCGACAGAACTGACAGAACTTTCCATTGGCGGTGTGCCTTTTACACTGGCATATCCCGCGTCTGGTGGCGGTACTTGTTATAATTACTACTACCCTACATCTGGAACCTTTACTGGTTGGCAATGGGATGGTAGTTATATCAAAGCGATTGGTGCAACAATCCCGTCTTTCGGTAGTGCTGACACATCATATAAAATGACAATTTACTACCCAGCAAGCGGAACACTTGGCGCACTGGAAGCCAGTGGTACGATTTGCGGATATATCGCAAGCTAAGGGGGTGGTAAAATGGCAATCTCTGAATTGACTGAACTGTTTTCAAGTGTAGGTTTCCCCATTGCGCTCGTAGTAGTGCTCATTGTGGTGGTATATCTGATGGGTAAACGGCAGAACGAAATGGCAGATAGAAACATGGAAGCAGTGCAGGCACGATGCAAGGAGCGAGAAGAGTGGCTCCACGAGGAAATTAAGGAGAACAGACTGGTAAACGAAAAGGCGATTGACACCATTGGACGCTATGCGGAGAAGCTCGACAACATCCAGTCTGATGTGCGTGAAATCAAGCAGGACATTACCATGATTATGATGAACGGAAATGGAGGGCATCACCAATGAAAGAAAAGGTACTGAACAGACTGCTGACTGTTAAGTCCATTGTGACTCTCAGTCTTACTGTAGTATTTGCGTTCCTTTCTGCCACTGGAAAGGTAAGCCCCGAAGCGTTCCAGGACATCTTCTACATTATCATCGCTTTCTACTTCGGTAGTAGCCTTGAGAAGACTGCGAACGCCACAGGCACCAAAACTGAATAACAAGCGGGAGCTGCCCTTGATGGGTGGCTCCTTTTTTGCGCTTGACAGTTTGGGGTTTTACATTATAATTATAGTGGTTT